TACAGGAACAACTTGTTCATTAGGTGGTGTAATCACATTCATCGCTGATGACACCGTTATTATTGCAAACCCATTAAATAGAATATACCAACTTGGTGATGGTACGTGTATTACGTTAACTGCATCAGGTGCTACCACAACCAATATCACAACCGCAGGTATTTTTTATGGTCCTTATACTTCTTGTACTCAATGTATAACTCCGGTTAATAGTGATGGTGTAACATCAGTTATTTGTGATACTTGTCCTAGCGTAACGGGTGTCACGATAACACAAGTTCCTCACGCAATTTACACTAACGCATTTAATAGAGCAATCTCACAAAATAATACCGTCACGATTGGTGGTCCTAATGGATTAAATAATTAAAAGAGGGTTTTCCCTCTTTTTTTTATCAAATATTTTTTATTATATAAAAATTTTACCTATCTTTGTAAAATAATTCAATAAGGATATGATAAAATATATAAAACGAAAATTAAAACGTAGAGCCGTTAGAAAAAAACTTTTAGAGTTAAAGAATCTATACGACATTGTTGACCCGGGAAGACTTGCGGACATAGATGATTGCAAATTCATTTTTAGAAATGTTTTACGCCATACAAATTCCATATATGAAATCGCCCCATTATCTGACCATAGAATTATTGAGAATAAAAAATTAGGTGTATTCATTATTTTAGATGATAAAAAAATCACAATAATAAATCACGTTTGCTATTATAGTAATATCCCCCTTACTGATAGAGATTGGAAGAAGATGTCCAATATGTACGATAACAAAGTACAGATAAATCGAATGCAACGTATCGAACAAATGAAATCCCAAGTGGAACATTCATTATCTAAATTAAAGAATAAAATCTTAATTAAATCAAAAACCCCTACTATAGAATAGGGGTTTTTTTGTACGTATTATCAACGATATTATCAACGTTGGTGTCTTTGGTTATCTCAATCCATTCATTAACCGTATGAACGTCGTGTGTGTCTATATCATAAGTTCCATCAACACCTTTCTCCCACATTCCAACAACACGTTTAACATTATTTTTTATATTCTTTTTTTTACTTTTTTTATTTGTTTTATGAGAAGATTGAACTATAAACGGAAATAACTCAGACTTTCTCCATTTTTTTTGACCTAATTCTATTGGACCATTATATTCACCAGCACTATTGGCCGTTGAGTTTTCTTTTATTGGTACAATTTTTTTATTTTTACCGGGAGTTTGATTGATACTGTTTCCGTCCTCATCCCCCGATGTTGAATCAGGATGTTTAGTCATATAATTAGTGATTTTCTTAGCTTTACCCTCAATCCTCTTAATTTGTTTTTTTGTTTCATCCATAGAACCATCATAACTATCATACTCCAATTCAGGACTATCATATTTAGATACAGGTATTGTAAATGGACTCATCTCTGATTTCTTGAATTTTCTGATACCCGGTTGGAGAGGACCTACATAAGACCCTTTACTCCCACTATCACTGGTCGCCTCTTTAATCTGTATTTTACTATTTTCCTTCATATACTTATAAATATCTAAAAATATCAAAATGGAAGAAGAACAATTATTTGGTAAATTATTTGAATCAATACCAATACAAACAGAAGAACACTTGGACGCAATTCTAAATACTATGACCAAGGAACACGGAATTTATTATTTAACTCAAGCCGTTAAATACGCTTATCAATCCGGGATATATTCATTAGGTGAATGTGAAGTAATATCAAAATCTATACGTGTTACAAATAAAAAAGAGGACTAATTGTCATCTAATATTTTATTTGACTTACGGATATTTTCCTCACCCCACATTGGTTGGAGATTATCCAAACACCAACATCTCATAAACTCATCATCACCCATCACCTGTATATCAAAAGATGTTATTGGTAACTTGTGGTCTACGTGCCAAATTCCATAATTATCCCACGTCATATCATCCTTAAATTGTTTCTCTAAATGAATAATCAATTCCTCCGGAGTGTATTGTAGGATGTCAAAGTAATGACCGTATTTATCTACGTTACTCTCCTTTAATACTGTCCATATTGCAGTTCTGAAATTGGTGATTAGTTTATAGAGGGGGTCACTCGCTTTACGATTTCTTTCGTAATCACGTTTAATTTGTCTAATTTTATCAACGTTATTTTTTCTATATTCTTTAATATAATTATTCAAATGTTCTTTATTTTGTTCCGCCCATCTTTTGTGATATTCTAATTTTTTTTCTTTATGTTTAAGATAAGTTCGTTTATCCGAGGCCTTTTTACCACCAAGAAATCTCCTACCGGATGGTCCCATAACAACACCATTTTCTTTTAATATTCTTAAAATTGTTGGTTTACTAATTCCTGTTTTTTCAGAAATGGTATGTGACCCTAATAGGTCTTCATTATACATTTTAAGTATATTATTTAATTCTTCTTTTGTTGGTATAAATTTTTTCATATAATATAAATATACAACAATCATACCAAAAAACCTATTATTCGAAAAAAAGATAAAAAAAAGGGACATATAGTCCCTTTTTGTTAAATATTTTAAGATTTCGATTATCTTAATTCATTTAAATCGAATGTTCTAACACCATCAACGGTAATTTTCCCGTAAAATCTGTTGTTGACCATCTTCTTCGCGTATCTCGTCATTATACCTTTGATAGGTGTAAAGTTGAACGGATTGTACATTGTTGGAGTTAATTGTAACGGTACGTATGGTGCGTAGATGTAACCTGTGTCTAACAATGATGTTCCTTTGTGTCCTACTAACACTGTGTTAGCTGGGAAGTAAGGGTCACGGTAAACTTGGTAACGACCTGCTAATGTACCAACTCTTTCAATACCCATATTGTATTGGTCTTGCTCAGGAGACGCGTTAGATACGTGGAAGTATTCTAAATCATCAAAAATTGCAGAAACCTCAGAAGAAACCACAATCCAGTTAGCACCACCTCTTAAAGTAGATTTGTGGATTTGAGCTGATAATTGGTTAATCGCAGTGATTAACGTTTGGTTCCAGTCTTTTTGAGTGTAGTTAGTCGTGTTAGCGATTCTTCTCCATCCGTTGTAATCCCAACGTAATGTCCAAGCCGCACCTTTACGTAAATCTCTTAAGATTTCACGGTCGATTTCAGCAGCAACTTGTTCAGATAATAAAGCTGTTAATTCAGCTTCAGCATCGATGTTGTGGAAAGCCGCAACGTCTTGAGCTAACTCAGGAGACCATTGTGCTCTTAATTTTCTTTCAGTAACAGATACTGTAACAGAATCTAAGTCGAAAGAAACCTCACCGATTTTATCTTCAAATTCTAATTCTTCGTAACGTCTGAACGCTGCTTGAATCGGAGCACTAGTACTTGTACCCGTCCAAGCCGAAGCGCTAAGAGTACTTCCTGTATAACCATCTAAAGTTCCTGCACCACATCCAGCACAAACCGGTTGTTGAGCATCAATTTCTAAATAGATAACACCTACGGCATCACATATGTTTTTAAATGAACCTCCGTTACCATCTGTTGGCCAAGTTGTGTTAGTTGTTGAACCATATTGTGCAATTCCTTGACCATATTTTTGAGTAACAACTCTAAATAATAAGTTACTAAATGTTGTTGTTCCTAAGTTAGATGCAACAGTTGTGTTTGTGGTAAATAATCTAAGACCTGATAAAAATTCTTCAGTATCTATTTCGTGACCATTTGGTCCGATTAATTTTCCTTCACCCGTTTGTGAGAAACCTGACATTGCAACTAAGATTTTTCTGTTTTCACCACTGTATGATGCCGGTGCTAACGCTCCATTTTGCCAAGTTACAGTAACACAAGATGCCGTAACCGCTGACCATCTACCTTTAGAGTAATCGAATAATCCTTCAGGGTTTAAACCTGGTTCAGAACCTTCGTAGAATAAATCATAAAGATTTTTTTGGTAAGCGCCAGCTCCATTTCCATAACCTTGGTTTGCACCGTTGTTAGCCGGAGAATAGTTACCCGGAGAACCGATTGGTGCGAAATGTTCACCTGATTGGTCAGCAGAACCACCATTATATCCTTGGATTTTTGGTACAAAGAAGAATAATTTACCGATTGGTAAATTCATTGCTTGTACAGATACAATTTCATTCGCAAGTAATTTAGAGAATACTCTTCTTACGATTGGAAAAACAACAGTTTCGAACGCTCCGTTAGAACCTTCACCTGTAGCTTCGTTTATCAAGAAAGACGCTTGGTTCTCATATAACTGAGCTACGTTTTCTCTCATATGTCCTTTAAGACCTTCTAGGAATCCTAATTTATCCCATTTGTTGATTGTGTCTTCTTTAATAACTTTAAGGTGTTTTAACCCGATGTTACCAACTAGACCTGATTCTAATAATGCTCCCATTTTTTTGGTTTTTATTTATTTTTATTTATTTTTATTTTATTTTTGCCATTAAATCTTTCATTCTCAAGAACTGTGGATTCTCATATGTTTTTGACTCAATCAAGTTAACCGCTGAACCTGTAGCAGGTGATTTTGCGATTGTTCTTTCAAGAGATTCGTTCATAGGTTGAGATTTAGTTCCCGATGATAATTCATTTTTAACAACTTGATATAAATTTTTAGATTCTTTAATAGTTTCAACACCATCAAATCTTCTTAAAATGTTAATTTTTTCTTGTTTTGATGTTGAGTGTTCAGTGAACAAACGTGTAGCGTAAGCTAAGTTTGAGTTGAATACTGCAACCTCGTTTAATTTACTTCTAAAAACATTAAGAGCTTTTCTATATTCTTCATTTTTCTCTCTTAAAACTTTTAATTCAGAGTTTGATGAACTTTCTTTAATAGCGGTATTAAATTTAGAGTGAGCTCTTGGTTTTGGTAAACCACCTTTTCTGAAATTAGACCCCGCACCTAAAGTACGAACCGCCTCTTTTGTTTCAGCTTTTTTAACTGTAGTTTTTGGTTTTTCGGTATATTGTTCTTTTGACTCAACTTTTTTAACCATTCTGTTTTTACCAAGTTTACTTCCGGCATTTTCACCATCTTTGTAGTCGAATTTTGCTTTACCTGTTCCCATAGTTCTTGGACCTTGTTTCATTTTTGTTTTGAAACCTTCTCCTTGATTAGGTTTTGAATCGTAAGTGAATTTTGGTTTACCCATTCCAACACCTTTTGGTTTAATGGTAGATTTAGATTCCATAATAGATTCATCATCCATATCTTCTTCTTCATCTAATTCTTCATCATCCATATCTTCTTCTTCATCCATTTCAATTTCATAAACGATTTCCTCGTCCATTCCATATTCATCAGATTCGTCGAATTCTTCAAAATCCATTTCGTCTTCATCTTCGAAATCCATTTCGTCATCAGAACCAAACATTCTTTCAACAATAGATTCAATAGATTCATCATCCATATCTTCTTCTTCATCCATTTCTTCCCAAGATTCATCCATTTCTTCTTCACTTTCTCCAACAATCATATACTCTTTACCGGTTTCCTCATCTTTAAGGTGAGTGTTTCCTTTGTCGTCTTTTGTAACAACAATGTTATCATCCGGTCCCATAAGTTGAAATACTCTAAGTACTTCCTCATCGTCAGCGTCAGTTAAGTCGATAGTATCTTCTTCGTCGTCCATATCTTCTTCGTCACCAAAGTCCATATCAACATCTTCGTCTTCACTATCGTCATCCATATCATCAGTATCCATATCTTCACCATCTTCTTCTGAATCATCGCCCATATCAATATCTGCGATATCATCAGAACCCATTGGTTCATCCATTTCAACGTCATCAGTTTCAATCTCATCATCTTCTTGTTCAGATAGAGATTCTTTTACTAGGTCTTTGATTTCTTGTTTCATTGTAGAAGCAAGTATTCCTTTTGCATTTTCAGCCACCGCTTCTTCCAAATTTTTCATTTGGATGATAGCCTCTTCAACTAAAGATTTTTCTTTTGCCATTGTTTTTATATAGTTTTAATATATAAATATCACCCAATACGAAAAAAGTTTAAATATTACTTAAATCACATCAGGTTTTTTATATATTCATAAATATCTCCAAAAAAATAAAAGCATAAAAAAAGAGGACATTAGTCCTCTTTTATTCATTAAGTGAGATTTTTACTACTCAATTACTTCACCAATTTTACTTTCTACAATTGCGGTGATTCTCCACTCCATAGTGTAATTTTCAAAAATTTTAGTAACTTTTGCCTCAACATCAGTTGGGTTGTAACCACTAACCAATTTCTCTTCTCTTTTAACTTTAACTTTACCTGACTCGTTATCCACGGTTTCTACGGCAATTTTTGCAATGAAATACTTTTCGTCCATAATTTTTTTCTATTTAATTTAATATCCTAAATAATCGTTTAATTTTTTCATTAAGTCAAGAGATTTATTACCTGAATCTCCAACGTGTCTCTCAACACTCATTTTTTTCTCTTCTTCCAAGTTCTCATCATATAGATGTTTGTCGTCTTTATTTAAGAATAGGTATGCTCCCGGAGTTGAAGGTGAAGATACTAAATCAAAACAGATTAATTCAAAATCGTCTTGAACTTCATTTTGTTCACCAATCTTTTTAAGGGAACCAACACCTCTTGATGAGATACCCAATGTAACACCTTGTCTAAGGTAGTTTGCCGCTAAATCACCTTTGGTTGAACAAATCCCACTTTCGTGAAATCCCGGAGAAGTAAGTAATTTAATTTTACCCATTAGGACATTTCCTTCCCACCATACCTCAGTAATTGCGTGAGAAACTCTATCTAAATCGATTAGAGATGATTCCGGGTGATTCAACTCAGATAGAGCGGTTCCCTTTTGAATCATTTTTTTATAATTCTCAGCCTCCCTTTTTAATATTTTTTCAGGATATGTTCTACCATTTCTATTTGGTGTATTATATTTTTGTAATACAGCATAAAATTCAAATGGTTTTGAGTGGTCTAACATTCCGTTAGATTCTCGTATGATTTCAACATTACGTGTTTCCGTTGGGTTAATATAACCCGCATCGTACTCAACTAATATCCCTTTTCCTGTTTCATTTGGTTGTAATATTCGTAAATTCATTTTGAATGTTTTAATAATAAATATTAAACATTCTCGGTTTGTAACAATTCTTTATTGATTTTACTCTTTTTGGTTAGATAAAAATTAAAATTTTCATTCTTTAAAAAATTGTCAATAAAAATTTGTTCTGTTATTTGTTGTAAACTTTGTTTTATTTCTTTACCCTTAAAGTCCAAACCTTCTTGAGTTATGTAAAAATTTATTTCAAGATTCATAAATGATTTTTTATTTAGATTAAGCCCGCTCGTCCTTAAATCTAAATCCACAATAAATTTTTCATCAAATATTTTTTTGTTTATCGACTCGTATATTGAGTGTTTAACACTTCTACTTAGGTTAAGAACTGTTCTTGTCCAATTATCACATTCGTAAATTGGTTCGACCCAAGTTTGGATGTTTAAGTAGAGTGATTTAAGTTTGATTGAGTCCACCGTTCCATAAACAATTTTTGCTGTCTTGAAACCTTGTAGGAAAGAAGTTTTTCCCTTTTTCATTAATTTTCATATTTTCCTGTTTATTTTTAAAAATAATAGGTGTTTTTATATGTAATGTCAAAACTTTTTTGTAGGAAGAAGATATATGTATTATATGTTAATAGTAAAATTAAATAATAACCTTACAATTGAGAAAGCTTTAAAACTCTATAAAAGTAAAGTGATTAAAACCCGTCAAAGTTCTGAATTGTCAAAAAGAAAAGAATTTAAAAAACCGTCAGTAATTAAACGTGACGGTCTTTCAAAAGCTAAGTATATTCAGAAAAAATTTAATTCAAATGATAATTAAAGATTTTCTTTAAGATTTTTAAGTTTGAAGTAGGTTAGTTTGTCGTATTTTTCAGAAATTACTTTTGAGATTGTTTCATCAATTCTTGTTTGCATTGAATTATCAGTGCTGGCATTTTTCATTTCTGTTAGTTTTGTAACCACACCTTCTTTAAGTGTGTTATATTTTTCATTCAAAGTTGAGTCATCTTCCGACAACAAAGCAATTAATTCTTTTTTATCTGATTCGTTTAAACCATCAATATAACTTTTAATAGTTTTGTTGGCAACACTTACCATTGTAGAGAGTGGTAAATCAATACCTTCTGTTTTTGTTACCGGTAATTTTTTAAGAGATTCTGCAATAACTTTTCTACTTTTAATTTTTGACTCAATAGTTAAAACATCACTAGAGAATAAAGTATCAATATCAGTGTAATTACTTTTAACATTTTTATTACCAACCCAAGCAACTAGTTTATTGATATCCGATTGTTTAATTTTGTTTACGGTATTCTCGTAAATTTTAATACATTCATTGATGTATTCGTTACAATAAGATTCATTTAATGACTTAGGAGAACTTAATTCATCGTATAGGTAAAACAATTTGCTAATGTTTTTATTTTCTATAACAAGTTTCTTAAATGTTTTTAATTCGTTTTTGAACGTGTCGTTAGCATATGATTCTAATAACACATTTTCTATCTTTGTTTTTAATAAACCAAAATTTTTCATATCTAATTTTTATTATAAATATCTAATCTTTTAGAAGTTTACTTAATTGTGACTCAATATCACCTAAAGAATTTTTACCTTTGGATAAATCAATATATGATTCATCTTCAGTTAATGTACTTTGTTCCACTAAAATTTTTAGATTATCTCGTTTAAATGATTCAGGTGTTACACCAGCTTCACCTCCCGGTTCAGGACCCGGAGGGGGCTCAGGTGCTCCTCCCGGTTCAGGTCCACCTAAGTCTTCCATTCCTCCTCCACCGAAACCTCCTCCACCTCCTGGCGGTGGTGGTGATGATGGTGCCTCACCACCGGCTGTTGCTCCGGATGATGGATTACCATATAATTTATCGATATTATCAAAAATACCTGTGTGTGTTATGATAGTTGCCGTGTTTGTTAATTCTGCTCCAACAGCCATTTCAATTCTTTGTTGTTGTAAATCTAATTTAATATCTTCATCTGAGAATCCTAAAATATGTTTTTTAGCCCACGATACGGATACCGGAGCAATACCCGCAATTGCCGCAACGGCTTGTTGGTATAATGCAATTTTTTCTTTCCAAAGTTCATTCTTTAATAAGTCCGCTTGAGATGATGGATTTGTTAATGCCAATGTAAAGTTGGATAATTCATCTTCAAACCCTAATAAAAATAAATGTATAATTGCAATTTTGTTTAATTCGGCAATCATAGATTTTTGAATCTTATTAATAGTTCTCGCGAAACGAATATCCATTAATGATAAATTTTTACCATCACCGGCGGTTTCTTCAAACCCTAAAAACGCTTTAGGAACACGAAGAGCGGTTAATAATTTCTTTTGGATATATTC